ATCAATTAGAAAAATCCTTTCACATGCCTACAATAAAGCTGGGAAGATATTGGGAAGAGAATTCTCAGTGTACCGCCCTGTGGTTTTGAATGATTCCCTCAGTGATGCAAATTTCATCTATAAACTGAGCTCGGCTTTTACCCTAAACAAGGATTTTGTCAATCCACAGAAGGAATCATTCAAAGAATATATCTGCTACACTAACTCTAATAAAGTAGAAGTAGGAGACATCCTCTCTGACAGTGATGAGACATTTGTTATCACTTGGAATAGAGGCATTGAAGATGTGGTTGCAATCCGTGCAACAGACATTGTGGAAATCTACTCTGCTGGTTGGGCAACTACTGGTGGACTTCAGCAGACAAGAATCCTCAAAGCAAAGAATGTACCTGCTTCAGTAACAAAACAAAATTCAGTAACTGATGTTAGACTTCAAAATGTTGCAAATTCAGCACAGGCTAATGCTTGGGAAGTTAGAATTTGGAGTAAGACTGCTGAAATTCTTCAAACAGACAATATTGTATTTCCTGATGGCACCATTTTACACATTGATAGTATGTCAACAAATGAAATGTGCCAGACGTTTACCTGCTCTGAGGTTAAGGCGTGAAGTTAGTAAAAGATCCAAGATCACTGCTCGATCCCATAACAAGAAGATGGGCGCAGCAACGTGATTTCTTGGAAGAAGTTGGTGCTACTTTTGCTGGTATTGCTATAGACAGAATTGAAAACAAGAAGGCTGATGCTGACGGTAAGAAGTGGGCACCTTGGGCTAAGTCTACACGTAAAGCACGTCAAAAAGAAGGCAGCGCTGGTTCTGGACTTCTACTTAGAACTGGTGCTCTCCGAGATAGTATCAGATATGAAGTACAAGGGCAAAAAGTTTCAGTCAAAACGGACTTATCCTATGCTCAATACCTGCAAAATGGCACATCAAGAATGCCTGCTCGCCCTTTCCTTGGCTTTGGTAAAGTTGAAGAAAGAGAAATGAAACGAATTTGGAAAGATTGGATGAAAACATGATCGCAGAACTAGCACAAGACTTAATCGACAAAATCAAAGCTGTTCCTGCATTGGGTAACAGAGTAGGTATGGCTGCTGCAGGTGGAGCAACCGATCCCTCAATGGCCTCAGTTCCACTACCTGCAGCATGGTTGTTGTATGAAGGTGACAGCAGTGAGGCTGATTATTTCAGCCCAGTGCAAGATATGACATACAATTTCTCTTTGGCCCTGATGGTTAGTTACACAGACCAGACTTCGCTTATAAATAATGAGCTACCTACTATCGAAGCTGTCGCCCGCAGTGTTTCAGGTAAGGACAGTATCAGTTCAGCATCCAAATATGTTTATCAAGGCGCCACATTGGTAGATGTGTTCAATGATCGACTGGTTTATTCGCTTTCATTCATGGTGAGAGCGTCGTATACGAATTAAATTCCTTCGAAGGAGAAATTGAAAAATGGCTAATACTTATTTTAGAGGACAGGGTAAAATCTGGATCGCATCTCGTGACTCTACGGGCCGCACATCTGGTTTCACCGAAATTGGAGATGCGGAAGCACTCTCTATTGCGCAAAGTGAAACATATGACTCAGTCAATGAATCACAGACTGGAGCACGTGTTAAGGTAGTTCACTCTGCCGTTGAATACAACATGGACTTCGAAATGACAGTGTTGAACTTCTCAGCAGCTAACTTGTCTAAGGCTATCCTTGGTACGAGCTCTGTTGTTGTAGGTGCTGCTGTTACAGGCGAATCACACAAGGCTTACAAGGGCGGTTCAATCTTCTTGAAGTATCCTGGTGTTTCTTTGGTTACTATCGGTGCTTTGGTATCCGGTACTGACTATGTTGTAGACGCAGTTACTGGACGTATTGATTTCCCTACAGGTTCTTCAATCACTGACGGTGCAGCAGTTTCTGTTAACTACACTCATGGTGGTGCAGAAGGTGTTATCCAAGGTGTTACAGCAACGACAGCCCGCGAGTATGTAATTATATTCGAGGGAAAAAATATGAACACACAAGGTTCACCAGTAATCGTAAAATTACAACGTGCATACTTGAATGTTTCGCAAGCACTTTCTCTACTTAGCGGTAAGGAAACAGCTCGCTTCACAATGGGTGGTTCATTGCTTCCAGCCGGTGAAATTGTTGATGGAACTTCTCAGTTCCTTACAATCACAGTTAAAGATTTCGTCTAATCTAAACTGACTCAACCGATAGGGTAACATCTAAATAAAGATGTTACCCTATTTTTATATTATACAGGAGAAAATCACATGACAGAATTAACAGAAGCAGAAGTTCTTGCACAAGCATCCACAGTGAAGCCAGAAGTAAAGCAAGATGAACTCGCTATTCTATTCGAAAGCACCAAGTCGTTCGACGTAAATGGTGAACAAATCACAATTCGCCCATTCTCGTTTGGTGAACTACCAATTGTTATCTCCCTTTTAAAAGGTGTTGGATCCCAATTTGCGTACTACCAATCTAAAGGTACTCTAAATACTGTCGAAGGTATGATGGATGTTATCGCTGCAGGTGGCGAAAATCTAATTCAAGCACTTGCTCTGAATACAGGCAAGGACAGACAATTCTTCAACAAGATTTCACCTGAAGATGGTGTTCGAATCATGCAAGATTTCTTGATGATGAACATCGGTTTTTTTACGCAACGGGTGCTTCCAGTAATCAAGGGAATGAAGTAAGCGAAGACCATCCGTATTCATTGATGTTATTAACGCTTGTAGATAGAGGATTATCCCTTACCGAAATCTACAAGCTGAGTATTAGACAGGTAATGTTCTTGTCTAGGGTGAATAATAGGTTGAAAGAGATAGACACCATTTCTGAAATGCAGACGTTGATTGCAGCAAATGGACGACAGATGGGCGAAATGGACTTCACCAGTTTCACAAACAGACTTAGATATGGATAGGAATTAATATGAGCACTTTACAAGCAGTAGTAGAATTAGTCGATAAGATGAGTGGGCCGTTGGCCACACTTACTAAGAATGTTGCTGACTTCGCAAAAGGTGTGGCAGATGGGGCTAAGGAAGAACTAGCTCTTATCAAGAATGGCAATGATGCAGCAAAAGCCCAAGATACTTTGAAGACATCCTTGATGGATGTTGGTAAAGCTCTTCTTGGTTTGAAGGTTGCTAAGGATATTTTTGATGGCTTTGCAGCTTCAATGAAAGCTGCTGATAACCTTGATGACATGGCAGGTAAAACTGGAATTGCAGCAGATAAGTTGAAGGACTATTCTGTTGCAGCAAAGTTATCAGACACATCACTAGAAACAATGGTTCAAGGTTTGAACAAATTGAATCGATCGATGGTGATGAGCCAAGAAGAAAGTGCAAAGCAAGCAGAAGCATTCAGTCTATTAGGTGTAAAAACCAAGAATGCAGATGGCACTCTCAAATCTTCAGAACAAACATTCCTTGCATTAGCAGATGCATTCTCTGGCTTGAAAGATGGCCCAGAAAAAGCCGCACTTGCATTCGCTGTATTTGGTACTGCAGGTAAAGAGCTTCTTCCAATGATGAAGGATGGTGCTGCTGGGATCCAAGCACTTCGTGATGAATCTGCTCTTCTTGGACAGATGGGACCAGATGCATTCAATGCTTATGCTAAGAGCTCAGGAGATATGTTTGATGGACTTACTAAAGTTCAAACAATCTTTGAAGGGCTTTATAACACCATCTCCGCAGAAATTGTACCTGTATTCAATGTTCTAATTCAATCATTTGTAGAATCATTCAAATCAGGTGGAATGGTTGCACAAATTCTGGATGCAATAAAAGTAGTTGCTATTGGTGCCCTTGTACCAGCAATGAAAACAGTTATCCTTGTATTCAGAGGATTCGCTGATGTATTGGAAATTGCTGGTAAATCTCTAGGCGCACTAGGTGCTATCATTGCAGCAGTTGCTTCAGGCGATATTACTGGTGCTAAGGCTATTTGGAATGCTTATAAAGAAGATGTTGCTAAGACTGCACAAGAGCATGTGAACTTCTCTGATAAGCTATTCGATGCATCCAATGCGACTGATGTATCTGCAAATGCATTAGACAAGCTTACTAAGAAGCACCAAACTGCTGCACCTATTCTCAAGAAGGCAGCAGGGGCAGTTGCTGAAATCAAATCAGAATTGGTATCCTTTGTAGATAGTTTGAATACAGCAAATGCTGCAATGGGATTAGATGATTCCGTTAAACAGCGTATGGAAGCGATGTCTAAGTACGCTAAGGACATCAAGAAGGGTGTAGACCCTACTGTAGCAGCCGACTTGCTTGCACAAGCAATGGCTCTTATTACCAATACTAAAGAGAAGAAAGAAAATGCTGATGCTACTGAATTGTTCAAGAAAGCACAGACGATGGTTGGTGATGAGCAGTTGAAGGTTAGTATCCTTGAAACAGAAGCAAGATTAATTGGCGCTTCTAAAACTGAAAGAGATGCTGCTGTTCAAACTCTTATGGATGAAGCAGATATCCGTAAAATCACAAATGGACTTACTGGCGATTCTAAAACGAAAATTGAAGCTGAAATCAAAGCTCTTCAAGATCGTAGAAATGCTGCAAAGGGCACAATTGGTGAAGGTGATAAGCTTAAGGGCCTTCTTGCTGGCACTACAGTTGAACAGGTAAAAGCTGCTCAAGATGACATTGCTCTAATTGAAAAAGCATATGCAGATGGACGTATTAAAACGCAAGATGAATATGTTCAAGCTATTCAACTTAGACTTGCTCAAATCAAGGATACCACAAAGGCTACTACAGATGATGTAACAATCTTCTGGCAAGAAGCTGCAAAGGGAATGCAAAACTCAATGTCTAGCTTCTTCTTTGATGCAATGCAAGGCAAAATGTCGGACCTTGGATCTTCATTTAAAACTTTGTTAGACAGAATGGTTGCAGATGCACTGGCTGCTAATTTGGGTAATGCACTTCTTGGTAATAGCTTCACAAAAACAGGTTCTCTTGGTGGATGGGCTAAAACTGGTTTAGATTGGTTCTCTGGCTTATTCTCTGGTGCACGTGCTACTGGTGGTTCTGTTGAAGCAGGCAAGATGTACATGGTTGGTGAAAAAGGACCTGAACCTTTTATCCCTAAAACATCCGGAATGATCCTACCTAATTCTTCTATTAGACAAGCAGGTACAGGTGGTGCGCAAGTCAATATCTCAATTACTGCAATGGACTCTCAAGACGTCCGTCGTGCTTTAGAGAAAGATAGTAGATGGTTGGCCGATATGGTTAACAAATCAACTCGTGCTTATAACTTAGGAATTTAATATGGCATATCAAAACATTTCATTCCCTACTATGAAGTTAGTTCATGGGTTCTCTATTGATACAGAATCATCGACTACGGTTGTTACTAACTTCGCAAAAGAATATCGTATTCGCCGATATGCTTCTGAAAAGCAGAAGTTTATCTTTCAAAGTCGCAATATGACTTACACTGATTGGGCAACCATTAAATCATTCTTAGATACAGTGGGATGGCAGAGAGATTCATTTAACCTTACAATACCTGGTACTGCCACAGTTGTAAAAGTTAGACTTGATTCTCTACCATCAGTTCAGTACATGGCTCTCAGTTCCTCAAATGCTCCTACAATGGTAGCAGTATCCGATATCATACTAAAACAGGTGTTCAACGAATAATGAAAACAATCTCAACAGGCTTAAAAACAGCGATAGATGCTGGTGAAATTTGTACACTATTCTCAATAGTTGCAAATGATACCACTTCTCGATACTTTACGGACCACGATGTTCAACTAGTGGTGGGTGGGCATACATTCATCCCATCAGCAGGTGTATCTCGCCTTAAAATGAAAACAACTTCTAATGCAGAAGTTTCAAACCAAGAAGTAGCTGCTACCATTCTTGATATGCCCGATGATGAATTGAAAGCAGGTAAATGGGATACTGCCCAAATTGAAGTTGCAATCTGTTCGTGGCGTGATGTTAGCCAAGGTAAACTAATTATTTTTAAGGGGACTATTGGTGTTATTCAATGGACAGACGAAGGATTCCGCGCGGATATCCAAAACTATCTTAGAGACTTGGGACGAAACATCGGAAGTACAGTTACTGCAAACTGTAGACACCAATTATTCTCCACAGTCGGACCAGGTAAAATCGGCGCATGCGGTATTGCAAGAAGCTCGTACTTATCTACAGGCACAGTTAGCTATGTGCTCACACAGAAGCTCAAAATTAAAATCAGTAACACTGGTAGACCCGCAGGGTGGGGAACAAATGGGTTTATTAAGTTCACATCTGGTAATAATTCCGGACTTACTTACGAAGTGAAGATCCATGAAGTAGCAGGCGGTGCTATTGGTGAATCAGTCGAATTATTCTTGCCATGTATTGGTAACATTGTTATAGGAGATTCCTTTGAACTTACTGCAGGCTGTGACCATACGGTATCTACTTGTTCAGCAAAATTTGGAAATGTGGTTAACTTTGGTGGATTTCCTCACCTTCAAGTCGATGTCAACGCCAATATCAAAGGTGGATAATCATGAATAGAGCAGAAATTGTAATGGCTGCTTATTCATGGGATCGAACCCCATACCATCACCAAGCCGGTGTAAAAGGTGCAGGTGTAGATTGTGCTTACCTAATTGGTAAGGTAGCTGAAGAAATTGGGGCAATTGATAAGTTCTATGTAGAACCATACTCCATTGAATGGCACTGGCATTCTAAGGAAGAACGTATGTGTAATATAGTGGAATCATTCGGTGCGAAGCAGATACCTAAAGAAGAGCGCAAACCGGGCGACATTCTGGCATTCAAATATGGGCGTGTATGTTCTCACTTAGGTATTCTGGTTACGCCCGATTATTTTATTCACGCCCACATAAAAGCAGAGCGAGTTATTGTAAATAGTCTATCTGGAGAGTTCTTAGATAGATTAGAAAGAGTTTACCAGTTTCCAAACTTAGAGGAATAAATCATATGACATATACAACTGACAACATTGCGATTGCTTCTGCACTCCGCTCCTTAGGCCACACAATCGACAAAATTACTGTTGATGGTAGACGCGCCACATTTATTTTTGCATCCGACGTAGTTGATTTAGCTAATGAAATTCAACTTGGTACACGTTTAGTAGATGCAATTTCATTTCACCAAGAATTGCGTAGACTATCCGGTTTGGCTAAGTCTATGGCTCAAAACGTGTAGGATTATAGATGGCAAACTTAATCATCCCAGCAGCAAGTGCAGGTATTGGCTACCTTATTGGCGGCAGCACAGGGGCACAGGTAGGTTGGATGTTAGGTTCATCTTATAGTGCATCACAACAGAAAATCGAACAGCAAGCAGCGGGTGATCTTCGATTACAAACTGCTCAATATGGGGTATCGATCCCATACATTATTGGTAAGCAGCGAGTTGCTGGAAATATTATTTGGGCTTCTGAAAAGCGCTCATATAAAATTGAAACTAAAACAGGTAAAGGTGGCGGACCTACAGTCGTAACAACTGGTTATAGACAAGATATGGCGATCCTTATCTGTAAAGGACCAATTACTGGCATCTCTCGTGTATGGGCGAACAATGCACTTATTATAGATGGACGAACAACAGCGAAGCCATTAGTAGGCACACTTTATACTGGTAGTAATACACAGACACCAGACACAACCATGGAAACTGCTCTAGGTGCAGGCAATGTACCTGCATATCGTGGTTTGGCTTACATGGTAATATCAGATTTTAACCTAGGAACATCAGGAGCAGTACCAAACTTCTCCTTTGAAGTTCTTGGAACACAAGGATTCTAAATGGCTTACAATGTTATTGAAAAATTAGGCGCAATTGCAATAAATGATGTTCTCTCTATTCAGGAGAAGAACCCTGCTGCGACAGATTGGACAGCAATTGCGACATATAAATCTACTGTGGCTGATGCAAGTGCTGTTTGGACTGAAAACACTATCCCAACAAACATTATTTCAAAGTATAACAGCGAACAGAGATATGATGGATATACATTAGTTAACCAAATGCCATTTGCTGGAAATGCATATTCTGTAACAGCAAATGGAAAATCTGGGTTTGTTATCTATGCATACCCAACGTTATCAAGTACAACACCATCTACAACAACTCTTAATGGCATAATTGATAAAAGTTATTATGCGCATACATTAACAACATCTAATGTGACAGTTGATGATGGTGATAATGTAGCATCTATAGCATCTGGAGTTTTTGATGGCATTAATGGTAGTTCTGTTTCTGTACCAGATTTATACACAGAACTTAATATTGGTTTAGGTGACTTCACTGTAGAATGCTACGTAAAGTTAAATTCTATTCAAAATGGAACTATTTTATCTAAAACTGCAAGTTTTTTAGATACACCTACAACTCTATGTGCTCTTAAAAATGGTGTCCCATCTTTCACAATAGGTTCAAATTCTGTATCTGCATCAACAGCATTATCAACTAATACATGGACGCACTTAGCATTTGTTAAGAATGGCACTACGGGAACTATCTTTGCTAATGGATTGCAAATAGCAACTGGCACACTGGGAACAGTTACATCAAATGCAAATGCATTAATTATAGGTAAAAAAGCAACTGTTATCACAACAGATTCAATTTATGATCTTGGTGGAAAAGCAATAATTAATACTGGTGTTACTCTGTCAACCACTAACCATTATGTAGATATATCATCTGGATATTTTAATGGCAATGCTTCAATACTAGCACCGGTAGGCTCTGGTATTACAAGAGAATTTTACATTTATATTGATGAGGCACTGTCGAGAAACCAAATTATTTTTAGTATGGCTAGTGGTGGCACTGATGTTAATGGCAATTGGACATTTACAGGAGCTACTGGCGTTGGATTATTGTATATTGATGCTGAACAACATCTATGCTTAAATTCATTTAAAGGACCACAATTATCACTTAATACTTGGACACATATTGCATTAGTTACAGGCACACCTAATAAGTTATATGTAAACGGAGTTCAGTATACAACAACTTTTAATTTTACTGGTAGTGGAACATATAGAGATAAAATTGGTGACTGGGATAATTATATTAATAATGGTTATTGGAATGGTGGTGTTACAGACCATACCTTGCCAAATGACATGCAAGTTTATATTAAATCTAATAAAGCAAACACTGATGATTGGTATGTTGGGATGACAACAAATGATACACCTAGCAAATTAGGTGTATCATTAACTACAGATTCAAAATTTGGAACATATGCTTGGCCATGTGTTTCAACAAATTCTTATACTAAGTTCTCACATAGAAACACATTACCTACTGGTGATTTTAGCATTTCATTTTTTGTAAAACCACTTGCTGCATTAAGTGGTAAAACATTCTGTATTATGGGTAGAAATTTAATTGCTTCACCATATACACCATCAATGTATTATTGGAGTGAATCTTTACAACTTAGAGTTGTAAATGGGTATCTGGTATGTTACACAGGATCCGTTAATATTATAACATCTTCTACACAATTGGTAGAAAATGTGTATAATTATATTGCTATTAAGTATGTTGCTGGTGTAGTAACTTTGTATTTAAATGGTACAAACGTGGGATCCGTTAATTCAACAATAGATACAACCAAATCATCAAATATGGTTTTTGGTAATGCTTGTGACACAGCATTTATTGCAACTTTACCCAATGATTATTCACAATTTCAGCTAGACACAATTGGAGGATATGAAGCTAAAAGTATAATTGGTGCCCTAGGTGTTTATAATACAGCTATTGTTGGTGCTGG